CCGAGATGCGTTTATCACCCCCCAGCCGTACCCGTCTTGGGCGCTGGATGCCAATGCAGCTTGGCAAGCCCCGGTGCCAAAGCCAGACGACGGCAAGATGTACGGGTGGGACGAAGAGACCCTTAGCTGGATTGAATCTAGCTTCCCAACATGACCGCAAAATCCAACCTCGACGCGCACATCGACATCTGCGTCGTGCGTTACGAGATGATTAACGCCAGGCTAAAGCGGCTGGAGCATATCGTTCTCGCGACGGCAGGGTTTATTATTATATTGCTGCTGGGCCTGGTGCTGAAGACGGTATGAATGCGCAGCGTATTGCTTGAGCGCCTAGAGACTAGCGACTCTGGCACCTTTGGCAGGATCGTTGCTGACCGCCTGGTGCTCTATACTGGTGAGCTACCCAATCGTGACAACGCGGCAAACGTCAGCTGCATTCCACCAGGCACCTACACTTGCGCCTATACCTACTCCCCGCGGTTCCGCCGGCGGATGTATGGCATTGAGCCTGTGCCTGGCCGCGCCGGCGTCAGAATACATTCAGCAAATTTCATGGGTGACAGCGCCAAGGGTTTACGCTGCCAGCTAAACGGCTGCATTGCCCTGGGCGAGCGGCTGGGCAAGATCGACGGGCAAAAGGCTGTGCTGCTGTCGGCGCCGGCGGTCAGGCGGTTTGTGGATCTTATGGCCGGCGAAACCTTCAATATTGAGGTGCGCTGATGCTGGCACTTTTAGGCTCAATTTTCAGTGGCGGTCTGACCGGCCTGCTGGGTGTCGGCCTGCAGCGCTTTTTCGACTTTATGAAGATTAAGCAGGAGCTCGAGCTCAAGAAGCTGGAGTACGCCCAGGCCCAGGAAATGCGCAAGATCGACGCCCAGATCATGCAGCAGGAATGGGCGGCCAGAACCAAGGTGGCTGAGCTCGAGGAGCACTCCAGAGAGACCGTAGCCGCGGAGGGGTCTTTTGCCGCCAGCTTTGGCATGGAGCCCAGGCAGTACTCAGAGCGGGCGACGATCGGCCCAATGGCCGGCGCCTGGCTGGTAGCCCTGGACGTTCTCAGGGGAGTCATCAGACCAGGCCTGACGGTCTACCTGTGCGCGATCACGACCCTGGTGTACCTCGAGGCCCGCGGCATCCTGGCAGCTGCTGGTGCGAGTCTAAACCCCACCCAGGCACTAGCCGTTCACGACCTAATCGTGAGCACCATTTTGTACCTCACAACAACGACAGTGCTCTGGTGGTTCGGCACGCGGAATAGCGAGCGGCCACCGAAAAGATGAGCGGTTTGGACTGGGGCGTAGATGGGGCGCAGAGAGGTAAAAATGGGCATAAAACAGTATAAATGGGTTGTTTTTAGGGTCAGGATATAATCAAAAAAAATCCCCCTAAGTCATTGACCTAGAGGGAAAAAAATGGGGCGAGTGACGGGACTCGAACCCGCGACCCTCTGGACCACAACCAGGGGGTCTAAATTTTTCTTGTTGTTATAACAACACGTTAAGCGGCTTTTTCAATAGCACTGGGGCGTAGATGGGGCGTGAAAAGCTGGGATAGACCTTCTGACGCTGCAGCCAAGTGCGATGACGGCAGATGCACATAGTTGTCTAACATGCTCGAAGTGTTCCAGCCGGCGAGCTCTTGGACGGTCTTACGCTCGACGCCAGATTGGCTGAGCCAGGTCGCAAACGTGTGCCGTATGTCGTGGAACCGAAAGCCCGCTGGCAGGCCAGCCTTGGCGACAAAGCGCTTCCATTGGGTGTTCTTGGGATAGGTATCTTTGAACACCTTGCCCTGCTGCCCCAGGGCGGCCTGGCGCCGCACGATTGCCAGGGCGGCAGTGCTGAGCGGCACCACAATGCGTTTGCCAGCCTTGGCCTGCTCAGGATCAATCCAGGCTGTGGCTGTAGCCAGGTTAACGTGCTCCCAGGTCAGTCCAAAGATGTTCGACTTGCGCAGCCCGGTCAGAAAACCAAAGGCGACGGGCGCCTGCCATTTGGCCGGCAGGACGGCCAGGAGATCCTGGGCCTGGCCTGTCGTAATGGCGATGCCACGCATTGGCGGCTTACGCTCCCGCGGCAGGCGTAACCGCGGCAGTGTAAAGTCAGTATCCAGCCATTCCCAATCGTCCTGCGCGGTACGCAATAAGACAGACAAAAAGCCAAGGTAAGTTTTGCGTGTGGAATAGCTGGGCTTGGTGCCAATTTTGGTACGGTATTCATCAATCTGCGCCAAAGCCCAGCTGCGCGTAATTTCAGACAAAGCCATATCGGCGCCGCGCTGGCACCAAAAAACAGCTCTGATTTTGTTCATTGCGACAGCTTTAGATTTCTCGTTCTTTCGTTCATCAAGATACTTTGCGCAGGCTTCTTCAAGTGACCTGGGCTGTTTAATTCCTAGCTCGTCTCTGTCGAAAACCTCTGCGCGTACTTTTTCTAATAACCTTTTTGCTGCCTTAAGATCAGAAGTTCGACAAGACTGGCGGTGTCTTTGCCCGCTGACCGATGTGATGTCGATGCGCCACGTTTTGCCCCTGAGTTCGAGGCCACGCGGGACGGCTGATTTTGACATGGGTTTGACTCCAGTTTGAGAGATTGAAGAACCTCCTCCACATTTAACCGCCAGGCCCGACCTATTCTGTAGGAAGGGATCTTCTTGCGCTCGATCATGCGACGAAGGGTAGCTGCATGCACCCCTAGCTTCTCGGCGGCTTCACCGATGCTGACCAGGATTGCATGTTCTGATTTTCTCAACACTACAGGCATAAATCAAGCCCCTTAATTAGAGTCAAAAGATCGTTTAATTTCAGGACGCAACGCCATTCCTGGCTATTTTGACGAAAGGCCACAACTGGCACTTCGCCCGCTTTACAGCAGGCTTCCACCTGCCGGCACCAGGCCATGATCGAGAGCGTCTCCCGGCGCTTTACCTCGATCCTGTAATTGCCCAGCTGCACATCATCACCGCCCTCGCGCGCTTGGCCCAGCTTGCGCGCGACGTTGGTGCCAAGAGCGGCGTTCACGATAGCGGTAAACTCTCGCTCGGCGCCGGCGCCTTTGTTGCGACTAGTTCTGCCCGTCAAGAAGCACCCCCCCCGTTGCAACAGCAACGAGTGTGGGCGTGTGCCTGGCGACATGCTCTGGCGTCACGCGCTCCATCAATTTTACTAGATCAAAAGCCTGCTCTCTCAATCTATCAAACTCTAATTTGATCTGACAATTGTCGAGACTAACGAGATCAGCACTGCTGAAGTCCAACATGAACTCGAACACACTGTCGAATAATGCAGCCCTGGTATTTTTAGAGAACATAATTCCCCCGGTAACTAAAATGGAATTGGATCGTCAAATGTAGAAACGGAACTCAAATCAACCGCCTTGCGCGGCTTCTTTGTAACTTTAGTAATCGTCGCTTTAAGTTCGGTTTTTAGTTTCGCAATGAAAGGGTCGGAGATGACCTCTGCAGGCGAAATAGAAAGCTCAGAACTCTTGTAGTAAGCGGAACCATTTCTAAAAGTTTTTCCAGAATCTAAGTGTTCGTATTCGATCCAACCCAGGCCGGCGTCACTGGCGCGTCCGTAAGGGATTAGCTGAGGTATAAATAAGTGCTCTTCACAGCCCTCCTGCTGCTTCTTAAGTCCTAACACAGTAATGTTGTGATGCTCACAAGTCCAAGAACCATTACAATTTTGTGTTACATTTGCGCATGTCCTGCAATTAACGCTAGATGTCTGCCTATTGTGGCATTGTCCGTACATTGGACACATTTTACACAAGTAATAGGCGGGATCGGTGCTGATTTTGTCTGGTGGCTCTTTGGCAACGACAATGTTTTTAGCCCTCTGTGACAGACGCACTGCAACATCTCGGTCTAAATGCAGCCATTCTGTATAGATCTCGTCGGTCTCTTTGCAGACCGCAAAATACAGTGCGCGCTCCAGTTTCAGCAGGCTCATATAGATCTGCATCTGTGCAAAATGTTGTGGCTTTGAATCAGACACGCCGCGCTTCTTTACGTCAGCAAAAGATCGCGTGTTGTGCGTCTTGATCTCAAGCACAGCCCAAGCCTTTGGGCTCTCTGGTAATCCGCGCACAATCGCATCTACACTGCCGCCAAAATGACCAGTCTCGTCTCTGCAATCAATTTGGCTACCGTTTTCTTCACTGTGTACTTCAACGCCAATGGCGCGCAGCTCTTCAAACACCCGCGCCTCTTCGCGCTTACCTGTGTCAAACAGCCTGAGAATACGTCCCTCAAATTTATCTTCAGCAGCCCACCGAAAAGTCAGCCACAGATATCGATCGCAAGGGTGGCCTATGATTGATGCGCCCAGGTGCTGGCGCGGCGTCTGGCGCTGGCTTGCATACCAGTCATAGATCTTGAGCTCGGTTCTGTGCTGACTTTTCGGCAGGTCCGACATCTAGCCGCGCTCCCAAGGTTTCTTGGTTGAGCTCTGTGGTGGCTTTTGTGCGCTAGATATCGGGTGGCATGCGGTTATGCGGTTCTTTTTATTTTCGTCTTTTAAATCAATCTCAAGCACCACATATATTGGAATATCGTGCAGCTGCTCTGTCGTTTTCATCTCTTTGATTTTAAAACCTACGGCGTTGCAAACCCAGTCCAGGTGCTGTGCTGCAATGCCTTGTGTTTTGAGACTTGGATTTTCAAGATTATAGCGCTCCCAATGCCGCCGCCCTGCAAATGGGCCATCAGTGATCTGGAACTCCAGCTCAACAAATTCCCCGTCGTTCTTTTTCGTTCTTTTCACACGAGTGGCGACAACCATTGCCTGATAAGTGCCTGCCGGCATTAGCTCAAAAGTTTTCTTGGCTCCAAAATTTGCATCTCCATCGTAATCTGTAAGATCGTAATTAAAAACGGGCATTGGCTTATTCCTTTTTCGGTTTGATGGCTTCAGCAAACGCATGCCAATCGAGCGGGATGCTCTCAGGTAGGGCGTACCTGTTCTTAGCCATGTAGGCAGGTTTCTCGCTGGTGAAAAGCATGCGTTCACCTGTGCTAACGCCGCGTGCCACTGTCTTATTGAATTTGCCCTCGTCTTTTTTAACGATTGTGCGGCTATTGGCAAAAAGCACTGCGTCCGCCCATTCCCGTATGAGCGCGCTAGACCTGTCTTGAAGCTTTGGCTGGTAACGATCGAAAGGCTCTACCTCAGGTGAGTTGAAGGTCTTGATAGTTGAATGCGCGATGAGAATTACCGAATATCCGCGGTCATTGCGCAGGGCGTTTAATCCCTCCAAAACATCACGCCATTTGTCTGCAGCAATGATGGCGCCGCGGCCATACGCCAGGTCTTTCGCATCGTGCTTAGCCTCGACCTCACGCCAAATCATAGCCTCAAGCCAATCTAGGCTGTCGATGCAGACGGTTTTGTATTTTGATCCATGAGAATAAAGCGTCGTTATAGCGTCAAGAACGTCAGAGACTTTTGTAGCAAGCGGGAAATGCTCAACGTCTAAAGAACCTAGACCGTCTTCTGTCAGGATAAAGATTGGGGACGGGGCGCCAGCGGCGAACGTGCTTTTGCCTATGCCCTCGACGCCGTAAAGCATGACGCGCGGCGCTGCTGTGGCTGTGTTCTTCTGAATGCTTTTGATATCAAACGCCATCTGGCACCTCAATTGTTACGTAGGTCTTTGTTGGTTTGCAGGTGACCGCTGGGGCAAGAACCCGCCATAGGTCTGCGCGCTCGGTCCTGATCTGACGCAGGATGACTTCATCAGCCTCGATCTTGGTTTTTATTGGCCTGGTCTCAGCCGGCCAGCTCAGCGTCAGCAGCTTTAGCTTCTCGATATCGGCCTTGTAGGAAAGCTTGCCGGTGCTTGAGAACTTCCAGCCATTGGTCAGCGTGTGGCTTATCCGACCTTCTTCTTTCGCGGGCATCAGCTTCAGCAGCTGATCCTCAACCTCGAGACGCCTGGCGTTTGCATTCGCCTCGTCTGTTTTGGCTTTCAGCCAGTGGCCGGCTAAATCTTCGACACTCAAAGGCGCCTCCTGTTGTGAGATGTTATACTTGTGGCGAATATCTCAACGATTATTATAAAAAAAAGACGTCAGCTGGGTTTGAGCCAAGGCACCAAGGCAACTTCTGTAATCTTCTGATCTGCTAACGGTTTTCCAACCGGCGGGGTCAGTGTGTATGTCCGCGGTGCGTATCCGCGGGTAATCGTTGCCAAGATGTGCTCGCCGTCTGCCAGCGTACAGATACCAAAACGACCAACGCAGGTTTCAGCAGCCTCAACCGCCGCAAATACAAAGCCAATCCAGGCGTCGCAGTAGGTGCCGGCTGCGCGGATCTGGAAGGCACTGGCGCCCTTGGGGATGTCAGCTGGTGCAAAGATCTGTGTCTTGTTGGTTCCAGACTTTGGCAAATTCTTCACATGACCGTTAGCATCAACAAACATTGTAATTGTCAGGCGCGCAGCATCGTCAGTGTTCTCGATGCCGGCAGCGCGCATGATCTCAGACATCTTGTGACCAAGGTGTCCCGAGAGCTCTTTGCACTCTGCCATCGTCATCTTGCGCTGTCCGCGCAGCATTAGGCTGACAGCAGACGCATCCAGATTCATCTTCCGCGCAAGCTCACGCAGGCTGATGCCGTTTGCGGCTAATTGTTTCTTAAACCACTCGGAGTCAAATTTCACAGTTTGACCATTCTAGTTTGTTTGCTAGTGTTGTGAAATCCACAACACGGACTTAATTGCCCATTGGACTTTTTAAGGCAGATGAAAACAAAATACAAGAACAAGAAAGAGCCCGCATTTTCAATCGTCAAAGCACTTGGCGGGGTTCGTTCAACTGCGCGCTTGCTGGAGATTTCTCCTAGCGCTGTTTCTCGTTGGTTGTCCCCTGTTAGTAAAAAAGGGACAGGCGGGACGATACCGCACTGGCATTGGAAGGCAATCCTGCGACATGCCGCTGTAACAAATATCAAAATTAAGATTACTGATCTTACCGTCATACGATAAAAAGCCATGAAAAACAGCGAGTTATTGCATGCTGTCTATGGCGATTTGTTGCCAGATCAGTATGGCTGGGTGGCTGCATTCGCAGCTGATCCCAATGCAGCTTCTGGTGATTTGTGGTCTGGCCGCATCTGGCAGCATAAGCCTGGTCTCATTGCATGGATTGATAGCGCCAGCGCGCTGAATACGTTTTTTATGCCTTCGACCCTCACTGGCTTGGACGAGTCAGGCAAATTCAAGCGGACTAAAAAGCATTTTGTAACACTAAACGCGCTGATTGCAGACGATGCCAACCCTGCAGATGTCGTCGGACAGCTCAGCTACAGCATCGAAACATCACCTTACAAATTCCAACTCTGTGTCCTGCTGGATCAGGACGACCCAGACTGTGCAGACAAGGCTCTCGTCGATCTGGTCATGCAAGCAATGGCCGCGGCCAAGCTCATCAAAGCAGACCCCAGCGGCAACAACATCGTGCGCTATGTGCGGCTGCCAGTCGGATCCAATACAAAACAGCGCGACAGTGGCATCTGGCAGGTCAAGACGCACTACAGCGATCTGTCTGTGCGCTACAGCCTGGCCGACGCCTGCGCGGCATTTGGGCTCGACCTCGATGCTCTGCGCGCCGGCGCACAGAAGAAGGTTGAACGCCATGCTGTCGCATCAGGTAACGGTACTGACTATGCAGTCCTGATATCTGCATTAGCTGCAGATGACCCTGCTGAGCGTTCATATCACGACCCGCTTTTAAAGCTGTCGAGCAAGCTGGTTGCCTCTGGCCTACAGCCTGGCGCCGCGGTTGAACACCTGCGCGGCCTGATGCTCAATGTACGCCCAGCTGAGCCTGTGCAGATGGCGCGCTGGGAGGCTCGGTATCAAGAGATCCCGCGGCTGGTATCCAGCGCACATGCCAAGTTCACGCCGCAAATTGTCAGGCCGGCTGCAGAGCAGACTGAGCAAAGCTTGCTCCTGTCGATCAGCCAGCTGCGCGAGATCACTGGCAATGTGCGGTGGCTGGTTAAGAACCTGATACCAGCTGACAGCCTGGGCATGGGCTTTGGCGCCAGCGGAACATTTAAGTCATTCATATTCTTAAGCCTGGCTTTGCACATTGCGCACAGCATGGCTTGGGCCAAGCGCAAAACCACTGCCGGCCGCGTGGTCTATGTCGCAGCAGAAGGTGGCGCCGGGGTGTACCGCCGCGTTGCTGCCTGGCACCAGGCGCACCAATTGCCAGAGACCGACAACTTTCATGTCTGCATCACGCCACTGCTCCTGACGATAGAGCAACAGATGGTGCAGCTGCGCGATGCCATTCGTGCGTTGCCAACGCCGCCGGTGCTGATCGTGATCGATACGCTCAGCCAGACATTTACTGGCGATGAGAATGCAGCCACCGACATTGGCGACTACTTGCGCATGCTAAATACGCATCTGCGCGCAGAGTTTAACTGCACTGTGCTGGTGATCCACCACACCGGCCACTCTGCAAGTGAACGGCCGCGAGGCTCGAGCGCGATTACTGCCAACGTGGACTTCTTGCTGGGCTGCTTTCGACCAAACGCAGATTGCAACTCAGCCCTGCTCGAGGTCATCAAGCAAAAGGATGGCGATCGTCTGCCATCATCTCACTTTGAGCTCGAGCGCCAGGTGCTGGGCCAGGACGAAGACGGTGAAGAGATCAGCAGCCTGGTCGCCAACTGGCAAGACCTGCTCGATATCATCAAAGCAGCAGCCGGCAAGCTTACGCCAGTCGAACAG